TTCAAGGATTCCAAGGATTCCAGGGCATCACGGGAGTGGGAATACCAGCGGGAAATAATCTTGAAATTCAATATAAGGACGGAAATTCCTTCAGTGCCAACTCCTCCGCGACTATAGTCACCGACTCTGGTCTGACTCCAAGTAGAGGATTCAGTGGAAACTTCGTTCAATATTCCGAGAGTGTCAGGATTGACGAGAACAGATATTCGACCGAAGGGTCCGTTCTCACCCTTGCTTTCGGTGCTTATAATATATACAGAGCCACCAACATAGGTTTGAATGCTGGTGCTACCATGACCGTGAATGGGTTTAGTTCTGCAACTACCGGAGAAAGCATGACGCTTGTTCTTGGATATACTGGTGGAACTGGATCAAACATAAAGTTTGCCAACTCGCACAACATATATTGGGCAGGTGGACCAGTGGGAGATTCTGGTGGTGCCACTGCTATAATAGATGCGAATACTTCAACCAAGGTGATTGATGTCATCTACTTCTTCCATGATGGATCAAATCTCTATGCTAATTATCAAGCAGATTATAGGAAGTCCTGATAATGTTTCTGGGTAATTCAAGAATAACCCTCGGTGGTGGGGGCGGCAAGGAATTCCTGTATGCTGGTGGTACCTTTTCAAGTGCCAGTAACGTCAATAATACACAGGAAGTTGCGAAGTGGGATGAGAAGAGATGGTCGCCCCTAAGAAGAGGTCTTGAGGGTACCGTAAGAGCTTTGAAGTTCTCCGCTAGATCCACGAAAAACAATCCGAGACTTTATGTCGGTGGCGAGTTCACTCACATAAACGGGACTCAGTACAACTACATAGCTCTGTGGACGGGAAAAAGCTGGAGCAGAATAACCCAGAATGGTCAAGTGGGGATGAATGGCCCAGTATACGCTCTTGAGACGATATCTGGTTCAACCACAACCAAGATCTTGATGGGCGGATCATTCACCGCGGCCTGTGGGATTACCGCTTCCAGAATAGTTTCCTACGACGACTACAGTCTTCAATTTGATCCATATTATGAGCCTGTCAACGACAGTCTATCCAGAATCGGATCTGGACTCAATGGCACCGTCAGAGCAATCGCATATGGTCCTCTTGCAAAACTAGATCACGACAGTCTAGAAGATTCCGGCAATGCTCTTTCGCCAAATGACAATACTTATACTCTTTATTTTGGTGGATCATTCACAGCTGCGAACGATGGAACCACGGGTTACGGAGTGATTCAAAGACACTTTTTCTCTGATCCAGGAAGAGGTTTTGCTTGGTTGCAGATTGATGGATTCTCCACTGCACCTTCACCAAGACCAGAAATATATGCCTTGAACTGCCTCAAGTTCGGATCATATAGCGACACAGATAACAATTTTCCATTTCCATACACACCACTTGGAACACTACTTGTTGGTGGAACCTTCACCAAGATGGTGAGCGACGATCATCCTTATGGTGCCAATGAGCTTGACTTTAGAAAAACCAACATATCCGCTTATTTCGGAAACGAAGGGGGAGTGACTGGCTCCCCCCAAAACGAGTACAAGATTATATCACAAAACAGATGGAACTACGAGGATCAGATTGAAGGTCTTTTTGGAAATGTTGCTAACCCTACCGATGGTTTCAATGGTCCAGTGCATTCAATAGTTGCTAGATTGGGCGATTTTGGGGTCACTGGAGAAAATCTCCTGTACATTGGTGGAGAATTCACCAAGGTCAAGAAGAACGGTGCGGAAGAGTTGGTCAACTACATCGTTAGATATGATCTTTCCACCCACGAATTCTCTCCACTTACCGGATCAAATGGCACCACTGGGACGAACGGACCAGTCTATGCAATTGCAATAGATAGTGAGGACAGTGTGTATGTCGGAGGATCCTTCACTGGTGCAGGAAACGCACTGGTGAACAGGATAGCAAGATGGGGACTTGGTGATGACGGCACGACCAACTGGTATCCTCTGGACGAAGGAACCAACAATACCGTCTTCACGATAGAACTAAATCCAGATACTTACTTGGGTGGTGGATGGGGTGGTGGCGGTGGTGGTGGGGGGGCTGCCATTATCATAGGCGATCCAGGAATCATTCCGGGATACGGAAGTTGATTAGTTGGAAGTTGATCCTATTCGTCTGGTTTTAATGGACAGACTGGATTTGCAAACGCCGCAACTGGAGCTTCTTCAATTGGAATTCAGCCAACCACAAATCCAGCTGGTTGACTAGTGGATAAAATCAATGATGAATGTGTTTTTGTCAATATCATGGTCCTTGTTGGTGCTCTTTCTTTGGTATGAAACAAGCGCATTTCACGAATACCTTCGTAGAGTTCCCTTGTTGAACAAGTTCCTTGGATTCAAGGAATACGACGAGAACAAGAAGTACTACGATCACTGTTCATATCAGGAATTCCTCTCAATCCACTACGACAATTTCTTGGTGAAGTTGATCTCTTGTCCATATTGCTTGTCTTTTTGGACTTCCTTGGTGACCACATTATACTTTACGAGGATGGAGTTCCTTCCGATCATATACATGTCTTCCATTCTTGCTTATCTGTCCCTCAAGAAATTACTCACCTTTTTTAACAATTAGGAGTTCATCATGGAAGAAGTCACTATTGGTGATTCAACACTATCAATACCGAACGAGACCGAATTCTTCAATAATTTCATGGTCTACCAAGACGACATGAAGCCATCCGATGTTGGTCTTGCAGGAAACATAGTCATGATAGGGTACAAGCTTCTGGAGGAGCAGTGTCCTTCTTGCAGGAAAGCATTGTCGAATCAGATGCGTGTGTTGTACGGAAACCTGCCCAAGTACTACCAAAATCACGAACAAAAAAGGTCAAGACTGTTCAATTTCGTTGATCCCAAGTTCAACAGCATCGAGATTCGCCTCGGCGAGACACTGATAGGGACGATCATCAGATAGTCCAAGACTGTCTTTTCATTATAAATAAATCATGTACCTCTGGAGAATCTCATGCCACAGATAGTGCGGGTGGGAGACTTATGCACTGGACATGAATGCTGGCCCCCCAGACCCTGTACCTCTGGTTCTGGGACGGTGTTTTGCGATGGCGTGGGAATGCACAGGACTGGTGATAGATGGCAAGTTCACTGCAAGACTTGTCGGAAGAAGCGGCAATGTCACTCGGGTGTCCTCCAGGCAGGTTCGACCAATGTCTTCGCTAACGGAAGAACGTTGGGAAGAGTAGGTGACAGGATTTCCTGTGGTTCGAGATGCGCTAAGGGAAGTTCAACTACTTTTTCTGGAGGATGACTATTGATCGAAGCTGCAACTGAAGGCGGAATAGGTGACGGTCAGATATCCATCTTGGAGATAAATTCCTATCTAGAGATGGGAATCTTGCTTGGAACAGCTTTGTTCTCCGTGATATCAGGTTTCCTGATTGCGAGAAGAAACGAGGGCAAGAGGAAAAGAGCTTACGAGAAGGAAAAGTCTCAGAGGGACAAGGAGCAGGAGATTCGAATATTCGATGAGAAGAACGAGGACTTTCAGATATACGACCGACTGATGTATCTTCGGATCAAGTCGTCTGCTGACAGAGTTCGTCTTTGTCAGTTCCATAACGGCGGAAAGTTCCTCTCTGGAAATCCGATGAAGAAGTTCACCTGCACTCATGAGACGACCTCCAAGGGCGTGTCAAACGAGTCGGACAGACTCCAGAACTGCTTGACGAGCGTGTTCTTGGACAAGGTCCTCGCCGTCAAGGAGAACAATCCAAAGGCTAGGAAGGTATCGGATCTACTCATGGAGAGCAGGAGCAAGAATCTCTACAAGTCAAACGAGGTTGAACGATTTGTTCTTCTTCCCATATACAAGAGTGACTTGATAATAGGATTCATTGAGGTTGAATGGAACGAGGGTTCACTCAACGAGTATGAGTCCGACTTCGACTCGTTGTTCACGCTCGTACGTTCTCAGGTTGAATTTGAGATGATGAAGGGAGGATGAGTCATTGGCCAATGTTGACACAAGATATTCCGACTTGGATCTGGACTTCACCACGAATCCCCTCACCCGAGATGTCTCCCTGAAGTATGAGGTAGAGGCGGTCAAGAGGTCCTTGAGGAACCTCATATTCACCAAGAAGTACGAGAGGTTGTTCCAACCGAACATAGACGCGGGAATACACTCACTTCTCTTTGAGAACTTCGGTTCCATTCAATTGGTCACCTTGAGGAATCGTTTGGAGCAAACCATAACGAACTTTGAACCGAGGATAATTGAGGTGTCGGTTGAGTTGTTCGAAAATCAAGAAGAGCACGCATTGACCATAGACATCTACTTCAAGGTTGCGACGGTTCCCGGACTCCAACAATTGAGGGTTGACTTGCAGAGAGTTCGCTGAAAAATAGGAAAACAAATGGCACTTTCAAGAAAAGACATACAATCAGTAAATGCACTTGACTTCGACACGATAAAGAACGACTTCGTGACATTCCTCACTGCTCAGGATACCTTCAAGGACTACAATTTTGAAGGATCTGGAATGTCCGTTCTTCTTGACATACTGGCATACAACACTCACCACATGGCATTCTATGCCAACATGCTTGCCAACGAGTCCTTCCTCGATAGTTGCTTGCTTAGGGGTTCTGCGGTCTCCTTGGCAAAGTCAACTGGATACACACCAAGAAGCAGAAGGGGTGCGGAGATAGTCGTTGATGTCCGAATGATAGATAGTTCAAAGGACCAAGCAAACAAGGATGCTATCTTCACTGCTGTGAAAGCTAGAAAGTATAGGGTCTTGAAGAACGAATTATTCAGTTGTAATTTTGGTGGAACACTGTACTACTTCTACGCCACTGATACCGTGTACTTTTCCCATGAGGGGACCAATTCCGATGGAGACAATCTCTATTATGCCAGGAATGTCCTTCTCCGCGAGGGAAGACTGCGGACCAAGACCTTCACGGTCAACAACCAATTCGGAGATGATCAAAGATTCATCATACCAGACATCAACTTGGACGATAGATCGGTGAATGTCTTCGTCCGCAAGTCAATCAACGAATCCGAGTCCTCAACCCTGAGTTGGATGAAGTCTGGGAGCATACTTGACAATGACGGAAATTCTAGGGTATTCTTCCTACAGGAAGCCTACGATGGGAAGTATGAAGTCTACTTCGGGGATGGCATCATAGGAAAGACGGTTGATCAAGGCAACATAATACTCGTCACATACGCAAGTTGCTCTGGGATATTGGGAAATGGTATAGGAATATCTGATTCGGAATCAAGTCCCACCTTCAGGTATCTGGACAACCTTGAAGGAGAAGACACGGAAGACCTATCATTCTCCGTCAACATCAAGAAGGATTCCAATGGAAATCCAATTCCCTCTTACGGTGGACAGGAAAAGGAATCAATAGCTTCAATAAAACTGTATTCCCCGAGATTGTACGAATCGCAGGACAGAGCAGTGACCCTCAATGATTACGTCGCCTTGCTCCAGTCAACCAATTCTGGGTCAATACGCTCAATAAATGCCTGGGGTGGGGAGGACAACGATCCACCAGAGTACGGAAAGGTATTGATATCGGTCAGGCCAACCAGTGGTTTGTTCCTGAGTACCCTTGAGAAGTTGAGCATAGAGAATGGAATACTAAGTGAGAAGAACATCGTGACCATCACCCCAAGAGTCGTTGATCCCGAGTATTTGTTCCTTTCTCCGACACTGGATGTCAAGTACGACCCAAGACTCACCACGAAGTCCGTGAGTTCACTTCAATCAATCGTGTTGAACTATGTCAGGAACTTTGGCCTGGAGAACTTGTCCGCATTCGAGAAGAACTTCTTCTCTGGTCAGATGATAAGGAACATCATACTATTGGACTCTGCGATAAAAAGTTGCACGATCAACCTGACATTCAACAAGATATTGTATCCCACATTTGAAACCAAGGTATCGTACTCCCTCAACTTTGAGAATGAATTGTCGGAGATAACCAGTGGTAACTACATATATTCGTCCTCCTTCCTGACATATGGAAAGTCCGCCAATTCCAATGACTTGCCCTCGGTAAGAGCATACTTCAAGGACAATGGTAGGGGCAAGATAACCTTGTATCAGCAGTCTGACGATTCACTCATCAAGGACAACTTCGGGAGTGTTGATCACTTGACAGGCTCAATCAAGATAAACGATGTTGAGTTCCTACTTCCAAGTGACCTTCAGAAGTACGATGTCAATGTATATGCGAGACCAAAGGATGATGACGTTCTCTCAAAAAGGAACACGATCCTAGAGATGAACGAGGAGGACATAACGGTGAACATGACTCCAATTACGACCGTGAGGTTGTGACATGTCCGACAAATTCAAGCTAAGAAGCTTCATAAAGAACCAGTTTCCAGAATTCATACGGGAGGACCACTCCAAGTTCATATCGTTCTTGGAAGCTTACTACGAATGGTTGGACGACAACGACCAATACATTCGTAGTCCTTCCCAACTCAAGAATCTTCAGGACATAGACGAGACTCTTCAACTATTCCTCGAGGACTTCAAGAAGACATATCTTGCTTCCTTTCCGATCAATCTAGTCTTGGATCCCGTGAACGGCAAGAGATTGGATGTCCGAAAGGTCATCAAGAACATCAAGAATTTCTACAAAGCAAAGGGTGTGAAGAGGTCTTATAACTTCATATTTAGGTTGATACTTGATTCCGAGATAGAGATATATTATCCGAAGAACTTCATCATGAACTTGTCGGATGGTAGATGGTTGAGGGAGAAGAAGATCTACCTCAAGCCCAGCAATCCATCCGCCAGGACGAACCTGGCGGGAAGAGTCATATGCCAAAGGTCCATTCCCTACGATCCCTCATCCTCACTCATATCCAGAGCAAGAGTCACATCCTCCATCCTCTACCTGAAGGGTTCAAATTATGTTCAAGAATTGACCGTGGAGGAGATATTCGGACAATTCGTCGCCGATCAGTTGGTGTTGGACATTGATACCGGAGAAGTCCAAGGAAAATGCTACTCCATCCTCTCGGACATAACGGTTGATCAGAAGGGAAGTGGATACAAGGACGACCAAAGAATAAACTTCGTCAACCTAGCATCCGAACTTTCCTATCTACCGCAAGCTAGGGTAAGAAGAGCTTCCTCTGGAACTGGAGAATCCGATGGGCAGGTGATAGAATTGTTCATATCTGATCCTGGATTGTTGGTGACATCCACCAATTGTGGAATATCCGCGAGCAACCCAATAGATCAAGGTTCCTTGACTGGTGGAACTGGATTCCAAGCAACACCGATATTTGGTCCCATCTTTGAGAAGAGGGAATACTACCTCGGAAGCAAGGGACTACTCAGTTCAGACATGGTGCTTCAGGACAACTACAAGTACCAAGAATACTCCTATGTCATAAAGACGGAGACTTCACTTTCAAACTATCTTGACTTGGTGAAGGGGCTCCTTCATCCCGCCGGCACAGCTCTGTTTGGTGAGATATCGGTTTATCGTTGCTTGGTTGGTAGTCCGAACACCTTCCTCAACATACCGCAGAAGCAGATCAAGCGAATAGGAAACTACCTTCCGTATACCTTCCTCACATACGACAATCTATCAGTGTGGTTTGACGGTAGTTGCTACGCTACTGGTACTCACGATACCCTGATAGTGGGTGCTTC